AAGCTCCAATTCATCCAAACGTTGTTCGGGGACTCGTGCTCTGTCAAATCCTCTTTGAATAAACGCGCTAATTGGCAGGCGATAAAATACTGCGCCGTTTTCCATGATCGCGTGAAATAAGATAGCGCGGCCTGTAAGACTGGTGATACCGAAGATAATACAGTCTTCAACTTCGCCTTTATGTTTTCTAAGGTCATATAAATACTCCTTTTTTATTTGCGCGTATTGTACAGGAATATTTGCATTTAAGTAAGCCATAATTTATCATTTTATTTGGCCCCAATTAGGACCGTGTTCACAATCTACTTTGTTATTTATTTCTAACTTAATAGCTTGTTCCATTGTATCTTGAACCATGGTCCGTGTTTCTTTGTCTTTGATAGATACACAAAGTTCATCGTGTATTTGTATATGTGGTACTATACCTTTTTTGTATAAATCTACCATAGCCTTTTTTGTCATATCAGCCGCTGACCCTTGTACTAATCTATTTAATGCTTTGTATGTAAATGCTCTAGTGTAGTGTTTTTCAAAATGTTGATTTTCAGGGTCTATATATTTATTATATTTTTCCATTTGCTCTAATTTATAAGCATCAATAGCATCTTCTTTTGTAGCGTGAAGTTTTACTTCAGTAAAACGATTAGTTTCAGGGTTCCATTCTTTATCTCTACTTTCCCATTTATCAAAACGACAAAACCTATCTCCTAATGTAAATAACAGTCCTTCGTTACTTGCAAAGTCTGATAGATCTCGAGATAACTGTCTTACAAAAGGAACTTTAGCATGGTAAGTATTAAATAATGTTTGAGCTTGTTTTGAATCTAAACTTAATTCTTTTTGTAATTTTATTTTACCCATACCATAAAACAAACCAAGATTAATTGTTTTAGCTTGTTTTCTTGGTATATTAGCCATGTCTGCAACAATTTGATGAAAATCAGCATCTTCTTTGTCAAATTCTTTTTGTAAATCTGCAGTTCCAGCCATACCTAATTTAATAGCATAGTGGACTACAATACGAGGTTCTTGTTGACTATAATCAAAACTGTACCACTCACTGCCTGTTTCAGGAATAAATAGTTCTCTCATTTTTTTGCCTATGTAACCTTTAGATGGAATCTGTTGCAAGTTAGGGTTACTCATAGAAAATCTGCCAGTCACAGTTCCTCCATCTTCTCCTTTAATTTGATTTATATCTGCATGTATTCGTCCATTATGAACAAACCCTAATAGTCCTTCTATAAAAGTATTTTTAGCTTTATCAAATTCTCTAGCTTTAGCTATCAGTCTTAAATATTTATTTTTATGAGTAGATAAATAATTTTTAGGAAGCTGTGGCATTCCAGATTTAGGTGTTTTTGTATAATCATTAATATCTTGATGATCTAGCAAAGCTTTAATAGAAGATGCTGCCCATATTTCTATTCGAATATTAGTTTTTCTAGCAATATAATTTATAATATTATTTTTAGTTTTTTCTAAACGTTTACCAAATGCTTTAGCTTTTTCGACATCAATCTTAACGCCTTTAAATTTCATGTCAACTAAACATGGAAACAATTTTGTTTCTAGTTCAAAAATATTTCTACTTGTTTTTTCTTCAAGTATGATAGGGTTTCCTTTTTCATCTTTTAATATTTTTCCTTCTTCATCTTCTTTATATTTAGTGTATAATACTTCATCAAATTTTTCATTAAACAGTTCCCATAGCTTTAAAGTTAAATCAACATCTTGTTTTGCATAATCTTTTACAATAGATGCAGGTAGTTTGTGCATATTACTCATCGGATCTTTAATTGTTCCTTTAGACCATGCAAGAGTTTTTTCTTGTAGGTCATACCCTCCTTTTCTTTCTTTTAAAAAATCTTTAGATAAAGAATCTAATGAATACCTAAATCTATTTTCGTCAATTACAGAAGCTGCAACCATCGTATCTACGATACGACCTTTCATTTTTTTACCTGTTACAGCCCTAATCCAACACACGTCGTACATTGCATTGTGAAATACTTTTGTAATTTTTTCATTTTGAAATAATTTTTCATCTAAAACTTCCCATAACTTTAATTTTTTATCTAACGATAAATTTGTATCTGAGTGACTAAGCGGAAAATAAACAGTATCTTTTCCTGTTGCAATTGCAACTCCACACACAAAACCATCGCCTCTTATAGCACCTAGACCTTTTGTTTTTAAATTAGGATCATAAGTTTCTAAGTCAACTGCAACTGTAGTTATACCGTCTAAATCTAAATCTTCTGGTGTCTTACACATCGTAATCCCTTTCTAATATCATTTGTAAATAATGTATTGCTTTCTTTATATCTTCTTGCTTGCCCTTGTGTGGATGCCTGCATATATATTTTATAGCATTACCCTCTGCAAAAAGCAATTTGTTTTCATTTATAAACTCTGCAGGTTGGATTTTAAAATTTTTATAATGTTTTCCTCCAACTTGTTTTTCTAAACAATCGTATTGCATACCTTTAAATATAGTTTTATCTGTCATATTTTCTCCCCAGTGTGTATCTATCTTGTGATGCCACAGTCCAACAATCTATTCTACCTCTACTATACGCTACATACTTTAAACGTAGTTGAGTAAAATAATCTTCTCGTCTAGTGCAAGTTTCATCGACTATTACATTGTCGTAAGTTTGTCCTTTAACTTTATGTATGTTTCCATAATAAACCCTTGCCTTTCCTTCTGTATCAACTCCATCTCTTATTAAATTATTTATGTATATAATTTTTTCTTCATCTGTTTTTGATTTAATTCTTGTGTGATAAAAGTCAGTAAAATCAAGGCTTTCTGCGCGTAAATATTTTTTTTCTATTAACTCATGAATAAAATAATCTTTGTTTATCCAGTCTTCAAAAGTTGTTTCTCCTTTTCCTCTTACAATAACTTGTTGACCCATGTAATTCCAAAATTCTTTTATTTGTTTTAATGACATTGCTTTTCCTTTTACAAATTCTGGCCATGTTTTATGACATCTTATTTCTTTTTTAGAAACATAAGGATCACTACCTACATGACAAAACTCTATTCCATGATAATGTAAAAAAGATCTTGCCCATTTACCAGAAGGAGTTCCTCTATAAGTAAATAAAAAAGTTTCTTTTGTATTTTTTATTTTGTCTAACAATTTTTCCATAGCTGAACAGTCTGTAGTAAGACTTGGTAAATAATAATGAGTTCCAATAACATTTTTTGCAGGTTTCCAAATTCTTTCATACCCGTAATGATCCCATATTGGCTGTATTATATTTTTACACAATTTATTTATTGTTTCTCCACATCGAAGACCATCTTCTAATTGTTCTGCATCTTTGGAAAGTCTGTGAAAATAATCTGCATTAGCACCAGAAAATTCAAAAATTGTCTGATCTGCATCCCCTACCATGTAGTACTCTTTTACATTTGTAGACATTTTTTCTAGGGCTTTTAATTGTGGTACGTTACTATCTTGGGCTTCATCAACTATTAAAACGTCTATGTCAGGAACAACTGCATGATCTATAAAATCTTTTATCATGTCATCATAATCACACACTTGATTAATTTTTTTATAATTATCGTACACTTCTTTCATTTCATAAATCATTCTAAAATTATTGTAAGGATGATAATTAGAACTAGTTTCTCTTAAAGAATTCCAATGCTCTTTAATTGTTCTCCCTTGTCCAAAAGCATCGCCAAGAAATTTAAAAAATTTATGTTTATCATTATCAAATTCTGATGAAGATACTCTCTGTGCTTTAAAACCACTATTCTCTGCACATAAGTTAAGGTAATCTGCATAAGTTCTTAGTTCTTTTTTTAATAATTTACTTTTACAAAAAGCGTGTATTGTGCATATTTTATATTTAAAAAATTTTTTTCTTAAACCTCGTTCTTTTATTTCGGGTATTTCTAAAACTGCATCTTTTAATTCATCTGCAGCTACATTTGTATGTGATAACATTATTATTTTTTCTGGACTATATTTTTTTAATAACTCTTTGTACTTGTCTATTAAATATATGTGAGTTTTTCCTGTGCCTGGAGGACCAGATACAAATTTAGGTTGTTTCATGTGTTATTGTCCTTTCTTCTATTTCTTGAGCTTCTCCTTCTATGATCAAATGATCCTTGTTTATATTATAGTTATCTATTTTATAAGAAGGGCAAGACTGTTCTTTGTATTTACCTCTGTATCTTTTAGCTCTTAAAATACGTTTGCATTTTAAAACAAGATCTACTCTTGCTAAAGTTACTCTCTTTTCAGCTAAAAATTCGTCAAATTTATTTAAATTAAATTCCAAACTACTATTCTTCATATTAAAATAGGGCATATTAAAATCTGCTAATTCTTTCTTATCTGTATAAGCTTTAAACTTATCAATAAAAGATTCAAACCATCCTATAAATCTTACATCTTCACTAGACTCAGGGTCGTAGTCTTGTGATTTAGTTCTTGCTTGAAATTTTGCTATCATCATTTTATCAAAATCCATTTCTTTCATAAAAGGTAAAAAAACAGCTGCTTGTTTCATTACTTCATCATAAAAAATTTTCTTTTTCATTAGCTGTGGACCTTCTACAGTTATGTCTGTTTCTATTTTCTTTCCATCTTCTATTGAATAAATTTTTACAAAATACCTATCACTACCGTATTCAACTATGTCACCTATATGTTCCTGTATTTCTTCGCTATTATTTTTAACACCAATCCAATTAAATAATTTTGTAACATCTTTTTTATCTACATTTAAAACTTCTGCTAATTTTGGAACACCATAAAGATGATCTGCTTTTTTTCCTGTTGTACCTTTTTGTTTACGTTCTTCTGCTTCAGTGTCATTTGCTTCAATGGCAATGTTGTAAACAAAACTATCTATATCTTCAGTTGTCCAGTCTGTATTTTTAATTAAGATTCCAGCTATGGCTGTACAATAAATATCTCTAGAACCTGTAGAAGGATATATAATTGTAAGAGCAGTTGACAAAGCAATTTTACTAACGTCTACCACTACATTTCCAATATATTCATGTATATCATTATAGTGTGACCACTCTACTGTTTCTCCATTATCATCATAAGGAGATTCTGGAATTATAGTATATCTTTCTTTACCACTTCTTAATTCACAAAGAGTTGCTCCATGCGGAAACTTTTTAAAATTTTTTTCAAAACTTTTTGGTAATATATATTGTATAAATTCACAAGAACCTGTCCAAAGATAGTGACTGTTAGGATTATTTCTTCTGCCATAAATTGCTCCACAATCTTTTAAATAATGTGTTATAAATCTTCTAACTACAGGGTTGTCTATATCTAAATCAATATGGCTATCTAATCTTAATGCTATTTGTGCTTTTGAATAATTATTTTTCCATTCTTCTTTCGTTAAACTAAAATCGTCTTTCTTCCAACTGACCCTAGCTTTTTTTTGGTCAGTGGGTATTATCACGTGACCAAGATCAAGCCAATCTTCATACGTAACCGGAATTTTATTTATCTTATCATTCATAAATTAAAATGGGCGTGTCCACTCTCGCTTCGACGCCCATTACCTAGGATACTATAAATTTAAAGATTTTTTAGTTTCTTCTTGAGATTCAGGTTTAGCTTCTACTTCACCTTTACCTACAGATTCTGCAAAAGATTTTGCCATATCATATATAGCTTTATCAGTTACAGGACCCACCTTAGATACATCCCATCCAAACCATGTTCCTTTGTCATTAGACATCTGAACGGTTGATAGTTTATAAATGTGGCTATAAGTTGGCGGAGTAAATAAACCATTCTTACCTTGCAACTTTAAACCCATCATCATTGAGTTCCATTTTCTACTAACTTTTAATTGAGTAGATTTCATAGAAATCAAAGCTGTTTGTGGATTGTCATCAAGAGTCAATACAAAATGACTAGCGGTGTTATCAAGATAGTTACCGTTTGGTAATCTGTCCTTATAATCTTTACCTCTAGTTGTTTGGCTTACAATATCACTATCTGCATCGTGCATTGCAACAGGTGCGCCAGTGCTTTGACCTCTGTCTTGCCATTCAATGTACTGTCTTTTGTAATGACATGGTATAACTGATAATGAGTCATACAATGTATTAGTTACAGTATTGATTATTTTGCCAGGTTCTGCGCCCTCGACATATTTTCCATGAGTCTTATTGACTTCTGGAGATAGTTGGCCCAAAATTTTTAAGAAAGGCAACGCAAGATCTTCTTGCGATATATTTTGAGCGCCTTGTTGTGCATCAGCTTCCATATCAAATGTTGCTAGTGCTCCGTTCTTTTTTTCTGTTACTTGGTTCATGTTTATTGTTTCCTTTTTATTGTTGTCTTATTTCCAACAAATACGTTGAAAATTTCCGTTGGCATTTCTTTACCTGCCTCAATACGCTCACGGACTAACGCTTTGAGAGTCA